GATCGAGGGTGTGCGGGGCGATTCGCATTGGCTCGACATAGACCGGATCACGGCCACGATTCTCGACCCGAAACGGCCGCCGCAGGTGTCCCGCCGCTATTGGTTCAACCAGATCGTCGCCGCCGAGGACGCCTGGTGCGACCCGAAGCACATCGACCTGTGTGCCGCACCCGACATGGAGCACGAACCGGCCGACGGCTGGGTGTTGTTCTTTGACGGCTCGAAGTCGGATGACTCGACGGCCCTGGTCGGCTGCCGCCTGTCCGATGGCCATGTGGTGACGCTCGGGATTTGGGCGAAGCCGCAGGGCGCGCGTGGTGTCGGCTGGATCGTCCCCCGCACCGAGGTGGACGAGCGGGTGCGCCATGTGCTCGACGTGTGGGACGTGAAGGCCCTTTGGGCGGACCCGTCGCACGCCAAGGACGACGACTCGACGAGCTACTGGCAGGCGACCATCGACGGGTGGCATCAGGATTACGGCCGCAAGCTGGTGCTGTGGGCGGTCGCTGGTGGCCCGAATAAGCATTCGACGCTCTGGGATATGGCGTCACCGAAACGGGTGGAGGCGTTCACGGCCGCTGCCGAGCAGGCCGAGGCCGACCTGCGCAGCTCCGCTGAGGTGATGGCAGCGGGTGACCCCGAGGCCCGCACGGTCACCCACGACAACCACCCGGCGCTGGTGGCCCACTTGAAGCACGCCAGACGTTCGCCGAACCGTTACGGCGTGTCCGTGTGGAAGGGCCATCGTGAGTCCAGCCGCAAGATCGACCTGGCGGTTTGTCTCATCGGGGCCCGCATGTTGCGACGCCAGTTTCTGAACACGACAGCGACCCGCAAGACGGGCAAGCAAGCAGGGAGGGCCTGGTGATTCGATGCTGAACGAGTCCGAGGTTGCCCAGCTCGTCAACGATGAGATGATCCCGCGGCTCGACAAGCAGCGCCAGGACGTCGAGAAGATCGACCGTTGGTACCGGGGTCAGAACGAGGAGCCGTGGATGCCACGGCAGGCCGACCCGGAGTACCGGGCGCTGGCAAAGCTGGCCCCGTCGAGGTGGCTCAGCCTGGTCGTAACCATGCTGGTGCAGGCCTTGTACGTCGAAGATTTCCAGTCGTCCGACGGCGTGACCTCTCCGGCGTGGCAGATCTGGCAGGCGAACGGCATGGACTCCCGCCAGATCGCCCTACATCGTGCAGCGGTCGCTCACGGTCAGAGCTACGGCACGGTCACCCCGGGCGACATGGGCCCGAAGATGCGCGGCCATTCGATGCGCCAGATGGTGACAATGTGGGACGACGCGGCCGAGGACGAGTTCCCGCAGTACGCGATGCGCCGGCGGGGCAACCGGATCAGGTTCTACGACGACGCAGCGATCTGGGATTTGCGGCTGGCCGAGGCTCAAGCGGGTGAGACGGCCAAGGCGACGATCCTCGGCGAGCCGATCGAGCATCCGGCACAGGTGTGCCCGGTGGTGCGCTTCGCGAACACGATCGACCTTGACGGCCGGTGCGATTCCGAGATTGAGTCGCTGATCCCGCTCGCCGCCCGGATCGACCACGACACGTTTGACCGGCTGCTCGTGCAGCACTTCCAAGCTTTCCAGGTGCGGGTGCTGACCGGGCTCGTGAAGCCCGATGACGCCGACGATGCTGCCGCCGAGAAGCTACGGCTCAAGCACGAGGACCTGCTGGTGCTGGAGTCGCCGGACTCGTCCGCGTCTGTTCTGCCCGCTGCTTCGATGAGCGGTCACACCGAGACCCGTGACTCTGATATCCGCGACCTGGCCGCTGCGGGTCAGGTTCCCGCCCACCACCTGCTCGGCTCGTTGGTGAACCTGTCTGCTGAGGCGTTGGCCGCCGCCGAGTCTGGCCACCAGCGCAAGGTGACCGAGCGCAAGCACACGTTGGGCGAGTCCCACGAGCAGTACCTACGGCTGGCGGCGACGATGTCGGGCGACGTCGAGACGGCGAACGACTTCACCGCTGAGGTGCGCTGGGCCGACATGGAAAGCCGCTCGCTGTCGCAGGTCGCCGACGCGCTGGGGAAGCTCTCGACGATGCTCGGCGTGCCCGCCCAGGTGCTTTGGGACCGAATCCCCGGATGGACCGCTCAGGACACGACCAAGGCCAAGCAGCTGCTCGACGATGGCGACGCACTGTCCCGGATGATGGACGAGTTCTCGAGCCAGACGGGCGCCGCCGGTGGCGTCGCAGCCTGACCGGCTGGCGGACCGGCACCGTCTCGCCCAGGTGGCCATCCGTGCCGCCACGGTGCGCAGCTTGTTGGTGCTCTGGGATGCCCTGATCGATCCGACCGACCTAGACGCCACGACCCCCGTGTGGCTCGATGCGGCGATGGCTGTGGTGCTCCGGCGTCACGACGAGTCGGCACGGCTGGCCGCCACCCATATCGGCCGTACCCGATACGCCCAGGTGGGCGACGTTGGGCCAACCCCTCCGCTTGTGATCCCCGACAGCGAGGCGACCGCCAAGGCGCTGCTGATCCGGGGCCCGCTTCTACTCAAGTCTCAGATGACCCGCCTACCGCTCGACGCGGCAACCCGATCGGCGAAGGCGGCGCAGGCTCAGGCCGGTGCCCGCCGTGCTCTGACTGGTGGCCGCCAGACGATCACCAACGCCGTGCGGGCCGACCCGGCCGCCACTGGCTGGCGGCGCACGACCTCGGCGAATCCTTGCGATTGGTGCGCTTCGAAGGCGGGCGAGGTGTGGGCGACCGACGCCGACGGTGGCGATTTCTTTCAGGCGCACGACCACTGCGGGTGTGGCGCTGAACCGCTCTACCAATAGCCGCCCTGGAGGCGGCACCGACGCCCCTGGAGGGCACATGCCAACAGAAGACACCAGCACCGACCCCGAAGGCCAGGAGCCCGAAGGCGACGAGCAGGACACCGACGAGGCCGAAATCGAAGGGCTCGACGACAGCGCCAAGTCGAAGATCCAGAAGGTCAACAAGGAGGCCCAGGCCCTGCGGAAGCGGGCGAAGGCCGCCGAGGACCGTCTGGCCGAGATCGACGCCGCGAACAAGACCGACGCCGAGAAGGCCGCCGACCGGCTCGCCGACGCTGAGAAGAAGGCGACCGAGGCTCAGGCACGGGCCGACCGGCTCGAAGTTGCAGCCGCCAAGGGCCTCACCCCATCCCAGGCGAAGCGCCTACAGGGCTCGACGGTCGAAGAGCTGGAAGCGGACGCCGACGAGCTGCTCGCCGATTTCAAGCCCGCCGACGACGGCCAGGGCATGCCCCGCCGCAAGCCCCGCGAACTCTCGTCGGGCAACGACCCGGATGACAACTCCGGCGGCGCCGAGTCCCTGAAGGACATGGGCGCCTCGATGTTCACCAACTGATTCTGCTCGCGGACCCGCCACGGGGCCGTCGAGTTCCACCTACCCCCCCATAGGAGGTCACCGTGGCGCACACCCTGTACACCCCGACCCAGGCCGCGCGGTCTGTTCTGGCGGCTCTCCGCTGGCAGTCCACGTTGCCGCGTACCGTCCGTCAGGATTTCTCGGCCGACTTCGTGCCGGGCATCGGAGCGACGGTCAACGTCCGTAAGCCGGTCAGTGCCGGCGCCGCGCGGGTCTACACCGCGGCGAACCGGACCGCTCGTGACTCGATCGCGTTCAACGACTTGACCGAGACGTGGGTTCCGGTCACGCTGGCGAACCAGATCTACAACGCGGTGCGTCTCCCGGACGACTTCGCGACGTTCTCGTTGGCGAACCTTCAGACGCAGGTGTTGAAGCCGCAGGCCGAGTCCGTCGTCGACGGTCTGGTGACCCCACTCGTGACGGAGATGGCCGCGATTGCGGGCACCGCCGAGACCGAGATCGACCTGACCGGCACCAACGTCCTGGCCGTGGTCATCGAGGCGCGTCGCATCCTGAACAGCCGCAACGTGCCGCTGGCTGACCGGACCTTGGCGTTGGGCTCGGCCCTCGCCGCCGACTTCCTCAACCTGGCCGCCATCCGGGCCGTTGACCAGTCCGGCAGCGACGGCGCCCTGCGTGAGGCGACCATCGGCATGCTGTTCGGGTTCACGGTCATCGAGTCGAACGATCTGCCCGCCGATCAGGGTGTCGCGTACCACCGCGACGCGTTCGCCCATGTGACCCGCCCGTCTCGTGCCCCTGAGGGTGCGGCGAAGTCGGCCGTGGTTTCCGAGGGCGGCTATGCGCTCCGTTGGATCCAGCACTACAACCCCCTCCAGCTGGAGGACCAGAGCGTGGTTGACACGTTCTACGGTGCGAAGACCCTCGACGCGACCCGCGCCGTGGGTATCACCAAGGCGACCAGCTGACCGTGGCGGTCTTGCCGGCGCTCGCGGACATTGACGCCCTGGAGGCGTGGACCGGGGACACGATCCCCGACGATGATCCGCGGGCGCTGGCGGTGCTGGCTGCCGCGTCGGCTTTGGTGCGGTCGGAGACGCGCCGCACCTGGCTCGACGATATGGGCGCCCTGGCGGCGATCCCTGACGAGCTGGGCACGGTCGTGGTGCAGGTCGCCGCTCGGGTGTGGAACAACCCGGAGGGCGTCACCTACGACCTCGCTGGCTCGTTCGCCGCGAACTTCGGCACGGATGCGCCGCTGGGCATCCACCTAACCGCACCAGAGCGGGCGATCTGTGCCCGCCACCGGCTCCAGTCGACCGGTGTCTGGTCGCTGGGCACGACCCGGCTAGGCCCGGGTGCTGTCGGGGCCG